ATAAACTCTAAAATCACTATTAATTACATAATAATTTGAATCGTATAATCTACTTGAGTTTGAATTTGGTGTTGGATTCTGAATACTATAATCGTGCCTATACATCTCATAGGATGTATTAGAAGTCCAAGTAACTTTTCTTATAAGTCTTCTAATATTACTAGATGTAATTTTTTTACCAAATAAAGATGTGTCTCTGTAATGACTTAAATATTCTAAATTATCTGTTGGACTTGGGATATTAGTATTCCAATTAGTAGTTCTTCCGAATCCAATTTGTGCCGGATTATCTAAACCCAAGAAAACATAGTAAGAATCGTTGCCGCCAGTTACAGAATCTATAAAATTGCTTGCATTTAATATTCTAAATTGATCAGTTACTATTGCCGCCATATTAATATTTTTTTTAAGTATTTATAAAAGTTTTGGAAGTGCTCCCGTTTGTCTAATACCAACTCCTCTTCTTTGGATCGTCGCAAAAGTTGATAATCCAACATCTACAGTATTTCCGGTTATTCCTATTGAAATTGGAGAACCTGATCTAGTAAGTCCAGACATTCTGCCCCAAGAATATTTACCAACAGGATTTGATACATTTCCAGAAGAAGAGAGTCCAGTCGTGGATGTAGTTGATAATATATTACAAGTAATAATTCCAACTGTAGCACTAGACGAGAACTGATGAATATAGTAAATGTTATCTAAAAATGTTGTCCCAATTCCAACTATCGAAGAATTTGAAGTATCAATAGAAGTTACTCCATTTCCAACTCTTGTATCAAAGATATAGATTGGATATCCAACTTGTAATCCACTAAATCCAACTGGTCCTTTTAAATAAAATGTAAGTGCTAATGGATTTCCACCACTACCTGTCGTAGTTGTAATTCCAGTAATAATTCCAGAGAATCCGTTTACTTGATTAATATTAATATTCGAAATTAATTCAACTGCCCCATTAGCAGTAGTTGAAATTCCATTGACAATTAAAGCACCAAAAGGTTCTGGATTATCATATTTAAAGAATTCTGCATTATCTACAAATATTTGATTGTCTGTGGTTGAAAAATCTTTAATAATTTTAGCGGTTGGATAAACTAAAGACTCAATAGAATCTCTAGTTTTATAAACATCTTCTCCGTTAATTTTTCTATCAACTTTTTGTTTAATCCAACTTAATGGTTTATTATTTTCAGAGTCAACACCTTGGTTCGAATATAAATTAGTTTCAAACTTATCGGAGAATGATAAATCAAATATTGTTCTCTTATCTTGTGTAATTGTTCCGGGAATTGAATTATTCTTAAGAACCTGTACGGTATCACCTCTTTTTAGAGTTTCATTGATTGTATCAATTACAACAACATCATCACCATCAGTTCCCTTATAGAAGAAAATTGCAACATTATCCTCTGGTCTTGGGGCAGTTGTAAATACGAAACTAGTTCCTCCATCAAATTGATAGGCAACTCCAGGATCTTGAATTACTCCATTTATAACAATTAGAAGTGCATTTGAAAGATTTACCTGAGAATCCTCTAGTAATTCAAAACTTAATAACTCATTATTATAAAATAGTGGGAATCTGGTTCTGATTCCATCTTGATAATTTTTTACTGAATCTATATAATCAAACTCTCCAAACTGCCAGGCAGCAAAAGAATCCGAAAATGTATCAACCACGGTCAATTGGAACTCTGATAATGGAGATATCAAATCTTTAGCAGTAACTAATCCAACTGGTTTGAATACATCCCCTCTTTGGAATGAGTAACCCTGTCTTGAAATACTAAATCTAGAAACTTCGAAGTATGTTGATCCTATTCCAGTCGTAGAACTTGCACCAACTTCAACATTAAGCAAAAGACCTATTCCAGTATCTGTTGTTGCCCCAACTCCCAATCTAGATACGCCGGTCACAGTAAGATTTTCATAAGATGGTTCAGATACAAATACTTTAGGATTTGTGTATCCAGTTCCGCCAGACCCAACAGTAAAGGAAAGTGTCCCTCCCGCTCCAACTGATGCAGTTATGATTGCAGTATCTCCAATATGACCACTTTGATATACTGAAACTCCTATCGCAACAATACCATTATATCCAGAACCAAGATTATCAGTAGTTCCCAGTCCAACCGATACTATACTACCGCCAGCACCAACTACGGCAGTTACTGCTGCCCCCACAAGAGGTGCATAACCAAGACCAGTAGAAGAACCCAACGAAATGATTATTCCTCCCCTAGGGGTTTGATTTTGATTTACATCAAACTCGGAAGTAATAATTGTTCCAGTACCTGCAGATGTAATTCCGGAAAATACTACGCTCGATATTCCCGAAACAGTATTTTCAATAATACTAAAATTATTTTCTGGATTATTGAGAGTTGTTGGAGTTTGAAAAACACCATTTATAAACAAAATTCCATTTCCTCCGGTGGTTCCTAGTCCTACAGTATTTGCACCACCGACAGTTAATGTAAAAGTTCTACCAATGCCTGTAAATTGACTTGAAATGTCATCATATAATTGATTTGATGTATAATCATTTCTCAAGAAAACTCTTCCCGTAAAATCGGAAGTTTCGAAAGTCAAATTACTAGAGTCTCTAATTATTTGTGGATTTCCTCTCGGAGATTCGGTAAAGAAAATATTACTATCAACAATATTATAAGATCCTTTATAAATTTTCACTGAAGTGGAATCTGTATGAGTTGTTGCCGATGACCCAACAAATCCTCTGGTTACTTCAACTAAATTAATACTTCCACTATTTGTAATTGGTCCAATATTAGTGGTCCCCAATCCAACATTAATTATTCCCATATATTCATCATCAATTTTTAGAATATCTTTTGGTATAATTGTAGATATTCCACTCAATGCAAATATTGAAGATCCTGCACTTATTTGCCCACCGTTACCAAGCAAAGTGTATGATATTGGAGTAAATAGTAATGGATATTGAACTACATTGTCAATAGTAATCAATGCCTTTTCAAGTTTTTTATCCATTTCAAGTTGATGTGCATTACCAGAACCGTATGTTGATGTATTGCTTCCAAAAGAAACTGATTGTCCAGAAAGTGCTGCAGCATTTAAAGATGCTGGATTAATGAATACTGTTCCTATTCCTATTGAAGTTACAGTTGTTCCTGCCCCAGTGACACCAGGTATTGTGTTTAGAGTTTGTCCGACTGCAATACCCGATGTTGTAATACCACTAATAAATGTGGTGGTAATTCCAATATTACCAGATGCTGTTGCAACTCCAACAAAAGTAATATTTGGAGTAAATGTAACTCCAATACCAGAAATAGCATTAGACTTGCTTGTTGCCAATTTAAATGTATTATCTGATAGTTTAATAACATACACTTCAGAAGGTAATGATGTACCAGCACCAATTTGCATTGCACTGGCACCAACTCCAATAAATGTTGATTTTGGCGTATAGATAAGTTTTTCTAGATTACTAAAGAAATGATTTTGTATAGTGAATATTCCCGTTGATGGGTCTGGAGTTAATGGATTTATTGGATTAAATCTTTTTCTAAAAATTTCAATTCCATTGGAGTTTAGATTAAAATCAGTTTTATTAATTCTACTTCCATTAATTGCATTATATAATTTAATATCAATCGATTCTTCTACGGTTCCGTAACTTAAAGTTGGAGCAATATTTTGAGTATCTAAAGTTGTATATAAACATTGATTAAATGCTAAAATATTAATCTTTGAAGTTACTGTTGGTTCTGGATAGAATTTTAGTATAAAATTACTACCGGAATATTCTCCACCAAAAGTTCCAATTCCATTTGTGCTTCCTACAGATAGAAAAGGTGACTGTTGGACATAAATGTTGGTTTCATCCTGCACCAGCATAATTTGATGAAGAGCACTTGTCGATCCAACACTGACTTCTACTAAAGATTTAACCGCATTGAAATTGGATTTATTCAATGATATGACAGTTGATGCGGAAGAAACTGTGGATGAATAAGTTGATTGATATACCACACTTCTCTCATTTCCTGGTATTTGACCTGGAGATATAAATCTATATGCACCAGTTCCTACAGATGTTGTTCCAAACCCAACAATCTTTGATCTAATATCTACCGAATTTGATGAATTATTAATATAGTTTAATGATAAAATTCCGGAAGGAGAAATACTTGCCGTGAATATTCCTATATTATTTCCGGAATAATAATTACTTGAAAATTCCGAATCAAAATAATATTCTGAGATATAAGTATCTGTCCCATCATGAGTCAAATAAACTTCGGCAAAGTTCATTTGAGTTGTTGCTGAACCAACAATCTGGACATTTAAATACAATGAAGAAAACTTATTAGATTCTACGGATATAATTGAAGTTTGTATTCCAGATGCCGCAGTTTTATTAGAACCAGTTAGATTTATGAATCCAATAGAAGTTGTTCCAATTCCCGGTGAACTGGAATTAAAATTACTATTAATTAGTTTAACATCATAATCAATATCGAATGGATTATTTGGAATAAATCTTAAGTAAGTATTATCATCCGCATCGTCTTCAATTAATATAAATTTTCCTATTGGTTCTCCAGAAATATGGGTAAGTCCTACTCCAGTATTAACTAGCGTTGACTTTTCCGCTAAAAATGAATTATTTCCATCATTCAATAAAACTAATTCCGTTAATTGAATTTGTGTATTATCGAGACTGGAAACCCGGACTAATATATTATCATAAGATGACCCAGAATTTAATTCCAATAAATTAATAGATTCACTTGGATTTCCATCAGCATCTGAAAATTGACGATTTATGTTATCTA